CATGTAATGGTCTGTCTGGGATTTGTCCATTATTGGATGCTGGTCCATAAGCATCTCCAATAACAGCTTGCATAAACTGTCTTGGGTTGCCGTCCTTACCGATCTGGCCGTACCTATCTGGATTTTCTGGGGGATCTAGTATATATTCTTCTTTTTCTTCACCATCGATAAAAACTTTAATAGTATATTCTTCAAATGTCCAAGCGGCAGAATGCCAATTATTATCATCAAGACCATTACCAGCATTTATTACCACACTAAAAAGTTGACTATTTGATTTACTAAAATAATATCCATTAAAAGTAAATCTAATACTTCCGTCAACAAACTCTATTATCCATCCATATTCTGGTCCTACATTTTTTGGAGATGTACTTAATATGGTAGCTGATGAGTTTGAGTTTACTCCAGTAGACTTAAAGAATACCATAGCGCCACCGCTATCATTAAATCTAGGATTAAATACATCCCCACCACCTACAGGTAGGTCCGGATAGCCTATGACTTCTCTTTCGTATTTTGCTCGTACCACTGATGTGTTTAATGCTAACTTATTGCTAGTGTTATTAACAGGAGCAAAAGCTTCTATTTCGGCAGAAAAGTACGTGCCTATACTAGCTGGACTATGTACAGTGCTAAATTGTGGAATTTCTGGATAGGACCAAAAATAAGCTGGTTGATATTGACCGGTAGTTAAACCAATAGCATTTCCAGATTCATCTACTTGTAAATATGCAGTTAAAGTATCAGAACTGTACAACGCTGGATCGCCTGCTACTTGAGCAAAATCAAAACCACTAATAGTTACAGGTGTGTCTTGTGTATAAGTAACACCAGAAGGAAGTGCATCTATATCAAGACCAACTTCCCACAAATCACAACCCCAACGATGACCATAACAATCAGCCATTTGATTATTTTGATAACAACATTCATGTTCACTATTAAAAAAACGATATATTATTATAGGAATATTCTGATTAGTTTCACTGATAGTCGCAGTTAAAGAAGGTTCAATCTTATTACGATAAACATATGATTGCGAATCATACGTACCATAATCAGTGTCATGAATAAGTACTTTGTTACTATTTTTTTCTTGAAAAGTTATAGGTAAAAGAAACTTTTCTCCAAAATCATTATTATTTGACGGCCAATCTTCTATGGGTGTTAAAGATTCAGCAGTAAGGGTCATTCCGCTAGCTAAAGTAACAGTATCGATTTTCCATCTATTTGAACCGTCAAGGGTGTTTTCCATACTTACAACTGTATCAAAAACTAAATTCGCACCAGATATTGTTCCTTGAATGGTTGGCTGTATTCTAGCACCAGGATCAATATTTGATAAATATGAATATTCTTCACTATTAGCATAGACTGGTGTTAATGCTAAAGGACTAACTTCATTTGCTATCCAACCCCGCTCTGGATGTGTTGAGCCTGGTTCATATCCGCGTGCCATTATACCAGTGAGATACCCAAAAATTAAATCATACCACATAACATATGTGCCTATTGGCGAAGTATCATTAAAAGTGCCGTTAAGAGAATAAGCAGCAGTTAATCCTTTATTATCCCCCCAGTCATCTGGTGTTGTTGGAACATTTGTATTATGTTGATAGGCTGTAACATTTTCTCCACCCTTGGTAAAAACAACACTACCATTAAGACCAGAATAGTCATTACCCAAATCATCTTTTTGAATTATAGGATATCCAATTTCAAAAACATTATTGATAAAATCATATGTTTTATTTCTAACGGAACTAGTAAATTGTCTAGTATTAACAGTTGTTGTAGAATTAATACTACGAGCAGTATTCGGAGACGATCCTGCTAAAGATATTGTAATTTTAGGACTAATTGGCCTATTATTATCAAAAGCAAAAATACTCCCAGATAAAGCGGGGTCGGTATTATAGGAGTTTACTACAACAGTACCAACTCTGTCTGTATTTTGACCAGAAGATTTATTGGCCAAATTATTGGCTGATCCTAGATTAAGCCCGGCACCACCGCTGTTTTTAGTAGAATTAGCAGTAACAGACGAACCGTTAATCTGAACAATGCTCATAATTAGCCTTTCAAACAATAAGTAAGAGAATATCCCTTTTATCGGGAATACACCTTACCACTTATTTAATGGACATTTTTGATCAGCCCAGGCTAATTTATTTAAAAAGATTTTTTTCTTATTAATATTACATCCGCAAACCATGCATTCATTATTAACACTATCCATCATATCACAATTTAAACAGATATTAAATCTATCGTTTATTAGATCTTGACTACTTTTGGGACATCCACTATAAATATGCCAAAACAATGATTTTAAAAATGTTTTTAGTCTAATAAGTATCATGTTTTTATAGGTATAATATTATTGTCTTTATCTAAAGAATAAATGCTAAGGGGCTCCACTATATCCTGACCACTAAGCCACTTTGGATATCCGCTTACTAAAGAATAGCACAATCTAGACCCGTCCCTCTTAAAGTCACTAGTTAATAAAAAGTTTTGTTCTTTATATACAAAACAATCTCCACTCTTTAATTCTTCAAGATATTTCATTTTCCCAGTCTTCCCATATTTCTTCCGCTTTCATATCCTGTATTTTTCTTTTGTGCTGTTTTTTGCTTTTAGAAACAAACCTTTGTTCTTCTGAAACCATTGGTTTCTTATAAGTTTTATCAGCAAGTTTTTGTCGTCGAAGATCTTTTGAGTTATCAGAATCCATAGTATTATAAAAATTGGTAGTTACTATTTAATATAGTTAGAGTGTATAGATTGTCAACTATTTGGGTCTTAAATGTTTTTTTATCCAGTCTAAGTGTACACTGATTCTGGTATGTCCACATTCTGTAGCATAATCAGATTTTGGCTCTTGTTTTACTGCTAGTACACACGAATTAATTCCAGCTAATTTATTGTCTATAAATAATCCACCACCACTATCTCCACTAGCAATAATAAATTCTAGAGGAGTTTTCCCTTTGCCTATAGTTGGTGAGCATATTAATAAATGTTTATCTATATAATCTATCATATTTGATCCTGCTCTTTGTTTATTATCTCCTTTTGTTGCACCAGTATTAAACGTGCCGGTCATACCAAAACCCGATATATAACATAATCTTCCAATCTCGTCACTGTTTGTATATAGTTGTGGGTAATCTTTAAGTTTTAATTTATTTCGACTATATCCTATAGCAATATCATGATAGCCAAATGTATTATCTTCATTAAACTGTGGAGGATAAACAAACTCTGTAATTACATATTCTGTCTTATTAATTATAAAAATACAAGACTTTATTTCTTTAATTACATGAGCTGCTGTTAATATGTGGTCATCGTCTATAGCAACGGCGGATGCATAAAACAATTTATTGTCTTGTGTTCTACCTTGTAGTTGTCCAACACAAACAAAATTTTTAGAATATTCTATATATTGATTATCAGAAATATTAGGATCGATAGTTCCTGCTTTAGAAGTGAGAGATAAACACATCAAAACTATTAATATAATGTGTTTCATATTCATCTCTTGTAATAAAAGATTAGCGATTCAACCAGTCTGTAAAATTATGATAATTACTATAACCTACTTTTCTTTTACTTTCTATATTATTTTTTAATACAAAATAATCCGGAATAGTTTTTACCTGATATTCTTTAGTTAGGTCTGATCTTTTTTCAGTATTAACATAGCAGATGATATAAGTGTCAAAGTCTTTTATATTTTGATCTATGTCTTTTTTCATAATATTGCAAAATTTACACCAGTCAGCAGTAAAAACTACTAATATCGGCTGTTGAGTATCTTGGGCTATCAAAACAGCATCTTCTAAAGAATCATTAATATAAAAAGAATTACATAATCCAGTATTAGATAAAGTAATAATAAAAAATATAATGCTATATAGTATTTTATTCATAATACGTTTGAGGCTATCAAACATCCTTTTGCAACAGCGTGTAGTGGATCGTTAGCGTGTTTGACTACTTTAATAGCTAAAGGAAAATTATTTAGTTCTAATTGTTTGGTTAATTGTTCTACATAACCATCTGCCTGAGAAGTACCACCAGCTATTACTATAGTAATAGGATTTTTAAATTTAGGCAAAGCTTTGCAGTTTTTTAATGCAAAACTTAATTGTTTAGCAGTATACTCTATGAGCCTCTCATAGTACGAGGCAACGGCTGATAAAACAGGATTGGGGTTGGGTTCGCCCACTTTAAAACCACCAGCCTCCTTCTCAGCCTGGACTACACTATCGGGTTCTCCTGTGGCAACAGCACTCATTCTATCAACCCAGTCGCCAGATTTTGTAGTGCTAAAGGCTACGGTAGGCTCACCGTTTAACATAATACAAACATTGGTCATACCAGCACCACAACTAATACCAATGCCTGTATAATCTTCTTCTCCTAATTCAGCATAACATAAGGCTTCAGCTTCATTAATACTTCTAGCATCGTATCCACAGTCTGATAAAACAGTTTTTACAACATCTTCATGATATCCTACGTCAAAATCATCATCTTCTTGATCTACTGGTTGAGCAGGGACACAGAATACTAGTTTTTCATTGGGTTCTGATGCTGTTCCGACTACTTCTTTTAGAATAAAAGCTAAAATTCTTTTGGCATCTTTTTCTTTTGAAGAGACTACACCTTTATACATGGGTCTTTTTGCTGTGTCATTTCTTTCTATAGCTTTCTCGATAGCATCTTTGCCCAGAAGAATAAAAGAACCATCATTATCTTTAATAAAAACCTTACCCGACAATCCTTTTTCTATCATTTTTGTGGCTACGGGGGTGGATGGCTTTATAGTATAAAAAGCATCTCTAAAATCTTTATATTGTATATTTCCGTCATTTTCTTTTGCTAATACTATAAAACTTGTACCCACATCAAGGCCACAACTCATAACTAGTCTCCTTTTAGTTTTTTCAGTTTATTAATTGACGATCCTATATTTTCTGTAGAATTTTGGATATCGCCCAAATTATCGTATTTTTTTTCGATATTTGTTGTATCTATTTTAGTAACTATTTTTTTATCGTCTATGGATATATTAGATTGTGGAATTTGTTTATTGATCTTGTGCTTATTATTATCAGTGTAATATACACCAGATGAACTATTTAACTTGCCTAATATAAAGCCAATACTGAACGATAATAGATTCAAGACTATCAATATAGAAAGAATAATAATTTCGTAATTTATAGTATTAATGGTTTGTCTCCTAATATTCTACCCTTTTGGGTACGTTTTACATACCCCGCCCTGACCAAATATGGCTCAATACTATTTTCAATAGTCTCAATAGCAATACCTGTCATAGACGAAATACTCTTTAATCCTAGCGGAGTACCTTTGGCCTTAATGAGTTCTTTAAGATACATAACGTCATAATTATCAAGACCAATATTATTTATACCCTGATTATTAAAAACCTCTTCCATACTCACTGTTTTATTCTTATAGAAGGATTTATAACTCTTATACCATTGTAGTCTAGAGTTTAAAATACGAGGAGTTCCTTTACTTCTTTTAGCAATCTCCAGCAAGTCATTTTCAGAGATCATTAGTCCGAGCTTTTTTGCGTTCAACCCTGCTAGTTTGGCTAGTTCATACTCATCATAGAACACCAAATGTTCCTTGATGGTAAACCTATCATAAAAGGGTTGACTCAAACTTCCCCCACTAGTAGTAGCACCAATAAGTGTAAATAGTGGCAGATTAATAGTTTCTGGTTTGTCCTTGTCATCCTCTCCCTTTACTGTGATATTTAGTACAAAATCTTCCATCACAGGATAAAGAAATTCTTCCACGATTTTAGGCAAACGATGAATCTCATCAATAAATAATACTGATCTGGGCATCATGCCCATAAGATAGGGAAGTAGATTCTTGATACTACGAATATTAGCAGCATTGATAGTATGCAAATTTACAGCAAGTTCATTAGCAACAGCACTCGCTAATGTGGTTTTACCAAGTCCAGGAGGTCCGTCAATTAAAATATGTGGCATAGTAGATGATGACTCTACGCAGCCACTAACAATAATGCGTAGTCTATCCACTACGCTAGACTGCCCAATAATATCGTCAAACTTAGATGGTCGTACAATGTTCATTTCTTAAAATCTCCAAAGTATTTTTTATTAGTAATCCAATATCATTGGTTTGTTGATTGGCGTATGCTTTGCTTAGTAATTCTTTAGACTCATTTTTAGTAAATCCATATGGTAATAGTGCTTCTATAGCACGATTTAATAAATCTTCTGGAATAGATGGTGGTGGTTTTGTTTCTTTTGGCTTGATTTGTTTAGTGATATACTTCAATTTAAATCCAGTAGTTCTTTTAACAGAAAAAACACAGCCACAATCACATACAACCTTAAAATTTTTAGTTGATGTTTCTAAAAGAGAAAGCCAGTGTATATTACAACATTCTGGACATCTATATTGAAGATGAATATCGTAATCAGTCGGTTTCTGGTTTTTCTTTGTTTTCATCTTTTATCCAAAAAATAAAGTCATTAGATTCCTCGTCAAATCCTGTCTCTAATAATCCCTTATTAACCAAACCATTCAACATATTACTAACCATACGATCATTCAATAGCATTATCATTTCCATAAAAGAATCGTCTGTCACAATATATCTAACTTGTTTAGTTTTTTTATTGATTTGTTTTTTAATAATGCTTTTTGCTATAATCATTGATTCTTCTTGAGAAAGAACTTGGTTAAATTCTTCTAGTTCTTCTATTTTTACATCCTGAATTAGATCATCGGATGGATTGTCTTGATTTTTACCAAAGTTATTAAAAACCACCGATCTACTAGATAATACAAAACTATCTATATCCTTGATAACATATTCTTTATTCATAGTTTCCTCAGTTTAAAATATCGTGCAGTCCATTATAATAGGCGGGCTGTTGTATGAAATAAGCAGCGTGGCTTTGTAGGTGTAGTTTATACTCATTATTAATTTTGTCAACTACAAAATATTTCTTTTTCCAGATAGGAGAGTTTTGATAATTGGACCCCAAATACTGAAAGGAGTTACCCTTATCAGTATCGGGATTCCAACTATTCACAGGAAACTTCTTCGCATAAAAACCGGGAATACTAACTATGTTATAGTCACTAGGAGGATTCTTAATAAAATCATTGATTAGATCATCAAGCCATTTAGAAACAGGATTGTCTGGCCCAACGTCGAATTTATAATACCATTTGTATGGATCTTTTGGCACATCATCATAGTTATAGTCATCATAATCCTCTTCGTTATCATCGTATGATTCGTGCATTTTTAACCAATACAAAAATGATCGCTAAGTTTATTCGCCAACTCTTTAGCGGACGAAGATAGGAATCTGTTGTTACTAAAATAGAGTGGGGTGCTTACTTGATTAAGGAACTCCACGACGGTTTTTAAAAGTCTAGTCTGCTCACCGTCTAGACTTAAAACATCATCGCCTGACGCTTCCTGACGCTTGTGACACGATCCTTCGTGGGGCAAGGTAGTGTCGATTGAATCAGTCTCGTCGTCTACCTCATTCTGAGCAAGTTCGGAACAAAGAATATCCTCTTCTTCGGAATCATCAACTAGATCATATTTAATATTTTGTTGACTATTCTTCTGACCACAACCCATAATATTATTGAGTAAATACTTGGCTTGATCTATGACTCCGTAACTCTTTTTGTTTTGAAGATCATTTAGAATCTGTTTAGCAACCTCGGTCGATACTGGGATGCCAGTTTCATCAGATTGCTTATACGCAGTCGCATAGCCCTTATACCATTCGTCGCTGCATTTCTCTGGAACAATACTAATGTTTGCTGGTTGACCCGTTAAGGCACTCTTTAGATCAGCAACATTAATTGGATTACCAGTTGAGCCACTAAGAATACTAGTAAAATAAGGTTGCTTACCTTCCCAACCTTTCCTCCACCAAGTATAAGGAACTCGATAAATCTGATTGGCTTTAATCGCTCTTGGATCACCACCAAAATAGTTGACAAGTTTCTTCTGTAGACCGTTCCAGAACGTTTTATTTTTACCAATCATTTTTACTGATTGTTCATCAAAAAGCCAATAGCACTGATAACCATTACGAGTATCTACAACCCAACTAGGTGCTACTGGAAACTCGTTGATAGTTTTTAGAAAACCCTTCTTCTTTTGCATTACAACGCTAGGCTTAAAATACTTGCCCTCATTGTCTCGCCCAGCATCCATATCACAGAAGCAACAGGTAAAGTTGTTAATGGCATATAGTTTTCGCCCACCATTAACATAAAAATAAACATCAGAATTTTTCTTCACATTTGCTTCTGTAGCCTCAACTAGTCGATTAGTATGATTCATACTACTAATCTTTTTTCTAGGATCTCCATTATAGCAAAAGATGTGTTTGATACCAAAAGAGTCTAAAAACTTTTCTCTTGGCCTAACATACATTTTGCCGTGAGGGGAAAGTTTATGATCAAACGGATTGAATCCTAAATTATCGCTAAACATAATATGTCCTGTTTCTTTCAATTATTCCTAAATATTGGGACAGCAACCTCTGCTATCATTATCAATATAAAAGTGGTGATGGAATCGAACCATCACAATAGTATTCTATTGAGTCACCAGACTTTCACTTTAACGATCAATACTGATCGTCATAATCCTCCTCAAAATCCTCTTCTTCATCTTCCTCGTCAAACTGATCCCAATAACTTTCGTCAAGGGTATTATAATCATCTTCATCATCTTCACTATACTCATCCTCAGTAAAAGAGGCTGAATAAAGAGGCTTGAGAAGTTCGCCTTGATACTCTCCGACTACTTCATATCGGCAAGTGCGAAGTTTCTCACAATTACAATCACTTGGAACACTAACAACATCACTAGGATTAATCTTAACGATCACAATCTTATCACCATTCTCAAGACTACCATAACCAGCAACATAATTCAATGCACCAGCATGAAGCCCATCTGAACATCCTCTCGCACGATCATCATCAACTTTGGCTCGTTGCATTTTAACAACTTGACCAACACTATTATCAAATACTCCACGGTACTTATCTTTAAAATCACTCCTAACAGCCTTGTAAGCAAGGAAGCACCCATCCTCAGTAATTGGCAGATGTTCGTGTTCAAGGAAATCATACAATTCCTTTTGACTCTGCATACTAGGATTTTCCATAAGATTATTGAGAAAATTAACTAGGGGTTGAAGAGGTAGACCCTTGCTCATAAACTCAAGAATCCTCTTACTGATACTTCCATGAACCTCCTCGCCCTCGTACATAACCTTACCATTCTTAATCTCTACAAGACCATCACTAAAAGTGCTAACAGCCTTTTCGACATCTACAATTTCAAGAAGTTCATCAGCAGTCGCACTAGGCAATGCCTCAAGAATCATCTTATAGTTAATATGATCTGGAAGAACCTGATAGGTTCTATTATTAAGAACCAGTGTCAGATTTCCATCAACCCACATAAAAGGAACACTCATTATCTATCTCCTTGTTTACCTGTGAAATCAACCAATTACATTACCCATTTGAACCCTAAATGACTCCACATCATTTAGACTAGTCAACCATTTACTCTTAGTACTACCATACCTATAACTATGGTTAGAATCTAATTCCCTTAGAGGGTTGGTGTTAGCATGAAGATGTCTCAAATTACCCTGCACCGGAGCAACTCCCATAATATACTTGAACAAGGGGTTCTTGTCAAGTTCGGTCTTAATGCTTTCTCTTAATGTCTTGATACTAACCAACTCTACACCCTTGCCATTTTCTTGCTTGAGTAGTTTAGAATATTCATCACTATTATTGACAGCCCTACCATGCTCATCAGTACCGTTATATAGTTGATTGAGCATTATTAGAACATTGTTATACATCACATTAGTCTCTTTGATCTTTTTACTATCTAGACCATTAATACCCATATCGCTTAATAGTTGAGTCATAAGACCAAAATAGTCTGTTGCCTTAAATCTGGTAATATCAAAAGAATCTCTGTGCATAGTATCTACAAAGAATTCCATTACCAGCAAACTATCTACAATATCCACAATAGTTTGGTTATTAATATACTTTTTATATTCCAGACCAAACATATTCATAATATGAAATAGAAACTGACGGTCGATAAAACCTTCGTTATAAGAGTGTTCCATACCATCATCAGTATGATACTCTTTGCGGGTTTTCTCCACCATATCATTATATTTGGTCAAGTCGCCAAACTTGTTCTGATTAAGATGCTGGAGTCTACGCTTCATAAAAGTATTAAAGTCTACCAAATTTAGACCGTCCTTCTCAAGATTCTTAATTGAGGATTGCTTGATCGCATAGATATTGACACCCTCAAACAAATCCTTAATTAGACCCTTGTATGTATCATTATTTGACCAACGATTCAAAGCACTAATACTTGGATAGTTATCTGTAGCCTTATACCTTAGAATAGGAATATATACAATCTCATCCTCTTCAACAAATTCATTTAGTCTATCAGTTTTTAGACTACGCATATAAACAGCATCGTTATACCCAATAGTAAGAGGCTCTGTATTCTTATTGTCTCCAACAACAAGAAATACATCTTGATCACTCACACTACCTTTACTATCAACAGAGTTTCTCTGTTTAGGACTTGACTTAATAAGATCACGATAGTCTGATACATTAAGGATACTAGAGTCCCCAACATCTTCGACTAGACTATCAAATCCATTAATAACATCCTTATGATCCTCGGTATCAACCATCAAGTATGCAAAACAATCATTTTCGTTGCAATACTTAGTTACAATTTTCTTTGCTGTTTCTGTTGCTGCAATATCACACCAGAAAAAAGCCATATTTCCATTCTTTCTAGCATTGTTCCAATAGTTTTGGCCTTTACCAGTAAGAGTTTCATGATGAATTTTATCTGTTAGATAAACCATCCTGCGAGAACGATAGCCCGCTGTACGATAATTAAACACATACAGATTCTTGCTCTTCTTGAGTTTATATTCAAGATCATTACCAGAATTGATACTGTGAACCTTATTATTAGAATCAGTCCACGAAGCACCAACTCCCCATCCGCCAGCCAGATCGTTCATCTGGTAATATGTCATAATTGCTTCTACTTTAGTTTTAGCAGTAGCAATCTTATCGCTAAAATTCTGTTTGAGTTCTAGGAAAATATCCTGGGTCTTGTCTCTAAGAGCCTTAATTACACCCTTAGTATACTGTAGACCCTCACGACTAACGTCCATCTCAAGTTCACCAATACCAAAATCTAGTTCTAGATAAAGATTTTGATGAATAATTTCTCCAACAAAACTCTTCCAACTAGCAATATCCGCCTTATTAAAGGCTCTATTCCACTTAGCAATATGATCCGGGGTTTCGGTCTTTTCTTCCCCAATCAAATGTTCTGTTTGAACAGGGTAGGCGATATTACCCATGATAGCAACAACGCCACTATTAATACGATGATGTTGATTAGGGAATAGTTGGTTGTTTAGACGACAAACCCTCCAACCTTCACCATCAATAACAACATTTCGACTACTATATTCTTGCTCAAAATTCCAATTAACGCCTCCACTAATAATAGGCTTCATCTTAAAGTAGTGGAAAATTCTAACTGCTTTTTGACTAAACTCATGGAAATCGTGCTGCTTAACAGCAAAACTAATTTCTAGACCATTAGGCTCACTGGTATCACAACTATGAATAAGGTTTAGAGTAGGAACACCACTATCATCAATAGCGGCAATATAAGTATACTGCTTACCATCAAAATACGATGTTGTGGTAAAACTCTTAGTATAAGCAAAAGGACTCTTAGAGCCTAGACCAAGACAACCCACAAAGTCATTACTATTATTCTTGTTACTAGCACCATAGGTAGTATACAGACTCTCCATGTCGGCCTGACTAAGACCAGTGCCATAATCACGCACGGTAAAATTAGGATCAGCAGATGTGGGCAACTTTACCAAGAAAGGATTCTTATTGCCAGCACTAATATGACTATCATAAGCATTTGTGGCTAGTTCTCTAATAACAGCCATCACCTTGTCGGAATATAGAGAATCCGAAAGGATCTTAAACATTTTGCTGGTCTGAGCGATACTAAACTGATTGGTGCTATTAATACCAGCACTATGAACCTCAACTGTCCTATCTGCCAACTTCATTATAGTTCTCCAAAAGTCCTGTGAATCGTTCCCTGTGTTACACCATCATACCATACGTTTATCGGTTGTCAACGTCGGCTACTTGAATTTTTCTGAGCGTCGTCTATTAACTCGCTGTATGCTGATATATCCAAAATATATTGGAACCAGCCCAACGTACCATATTGGTAATCCTATAGCAATAAACCATATGCCATTAATAATAGATAAGATAGATAAAATATATACTATAAATGCTGAAAAATTTAATCTAGATAAAAGATACGCTAATGGCCCAACTAATATTGTTGATAAAACCACTAATGAAGCAATTAATGCTAAACTAGCCATCAACTATCGTCCTCATTACTGCTCCATTCATCATCTTCATAATCTTCATCTTCATTAGGAACCCAGGTATCATCACTATCATAAACGCCATAAGGAGACTCCTCATCATCCTCATCATCTAAATCATTTTCTTCTAGTACCATTATGCTTAAACTATTGAGTATTTCAAGCATTAAATCCATTTTATTTGATACTGCTTTAATTTCTCTTTTTAAGTTATCAGTATCTTTTTTAATGAGTAGTAGGTCTTTGTTAACTATAAAGAGTTGTTTAAACAAATCTATCTCATCATTTTTCATGTCCTTAATCATTTTACTTAGATCTTTGATGATATCTTCTATATTTTTAGACATGATAATACTCCTTTATTTTAAAATACACCACATTTACATTGATATTGTAAACAATAGCCACATTTAGGACCGGGAGTAGAATATCCCCAGGCATTAGAATGTCTCTCAAAACTTTCATTTCCAGTATCAATACAAACTAATTTAGCCTTATTATACCTATTCACATAACCCATATTATAATAATGACAGTCCCAAAATTTTAGTTTTGTTTTCTTTTCTATATTTTCTACCAAATCTTGTATTTGCGGTAGTCTTTTCTTCATTATTTTTTCATCAAAAATTTTTGCTTTTTCAGTAATATACCCCCAACCAGTAAGATCTGTATATGTATACTTTTCACCAGCAAAGTTTTCAATTTTTATTTCAAGTCTACAAATTTTTCCGTGAACTTGAGGAGATAGACCATATTTAGCAAGTAATTTTTGTTTGTTATAAGCATTAATAGCATACTTTTTGCTTCGGAATTGTTTGAATCCAAGAGTTGTATGATTTTTTATTGGATAAAATTCCGCACTACCACCCTCGTCAAACCAGTTATTATAGTCTATCTGATAAGATTTATTTATCATACTAAATTTACTTTGGCTTCTTCAATAGTATTACCCATAATTTCTTGAGCAATATTTATTGCTTGGGATAAACTTTCTGTTTCTGTAATTTTTAATCCAGACTTTACATCATTAATATGATACGAAGCATATACCCCATAAAATACATCGCTAAGTTCATAATTATGAAGCAGATAATCTTCATAGAACTCAAAAGAATCAGTATACCAATTTCCGTTTTCATCCTGAATTTCTTTTACAGTATCAACTAGAATAAATCTAAAATTAGGATGTGGGAAATCTGGCTTACTTTTAACGATGCCTCTATAAAACCTATTAGGAATTGCTACCATTGTCTAACCTATAGAGAGGAACAATCGTGTTAGGGTCAAGATGTGGATTTTTTTGTAGTCTCAGATCAAAAAGGTCGCCCTTCTCATTAATTCTGGCCCAAGCAACTTCTTTATAGTCGAGATTTTTAGTAATTTCTTCAACTAAATCTTGATTACAATTAAATAGTTCTTGATAAGAGTCTGCTAATTTTTGACGCAATCTTTTCAATTCATCTTTAGCATTAAGAATATTAAACTTAGTTAATTTCCAGTGTCCAGTATTAGAGGCATCCTCACAACACTGAATAAGATAGTCTAGGGGATTTGAGTTAGGGTTCATAATATTTTTTCTATATAACTATGTGGGGAATGTGGGACTTGAACCCACACGGGATTTCTCCCAACGAATTTTAAGTCCGTTGCGGCTGCCGATTACGCCAATTCCCCATAAAACAACAAAACCATATCAAGTAAAATCATGAGGTTGATTAGGTTGTGTGCCTCACTAGTTTAAATGATATGATCTGTTGCTTTAGGTTTTTAAAATCAACCGTTAGCGTGAGCCTTGAGACGACGAACAACCTCTGCCATAGCCTCGATATTATCGACTGTCTTATTCGGCTTGGCACGTTCCATAGATGGAAGTTCCATACCCTTCTTAGCCAGAGCGGCCTTTGTACGAGCATATCTAGCCATCGTACTAGCGACCTTCTGCCCAGTCTTGGACGCAATTTCCGCATAAGTCTTAGAAGAAAATACAGCCTCAAGAAACTGCTCATCATCACAACGAACACGCTTCTGCTTCTCACTTGTAATTACATCGCCCATAATCAACCTCTCAATCTTT